TGTAAATAATGATTTAAATAACATTAAACTTCCACTGTTTACATTGGACTATCTGAAATGTAAAAATTATTTTGCTGGAATTAATGAAGCAATAAACAATGGAAGTATAATGAAATATTCTATTACATTATTTATTGAATTTTGTACACCAGATGATATAATTATTTTGAAGGCAAATGAAGAATTAAAATTGTCTGACATTAAATTACAATTTCAGTTCGAAAATGCAACACAAGACAAAATTGACTTAATTACGGAATCTTGGGCAGCAAATAATTTAACATGTGACGCCTTTAATACTACATTAAATGATTCAACGCGAGAAGGTGTTTAATGCTTCATTAAATGATTCAACATGTGGCGCCTTTAATGCTTTATTAAATGATCCAACGGGGGAAGGTGTTTAATACCACATTAAATGATTCAACATGTGGCGCCTTTAATACCGCATTAAATGATTCAACATGTGGCGCCTTTAATGCTACATTAAATGATTTAACATGTGGCGCCTTTAATGAAGCATTAAATGATTTAACATGTGGCGCCTTTAATGCTTCATTAAATGATTTAACATGTGGCGCCTTTAATGCTACATTAAATGATCCAACATGTGGCGCCTTTAATACCGCATTAAATGATTCAACGCGGGAAGGTGTTTAATACCGCATTAAATGATTCAACATGTGGCGCCTTTAATGCTACATTAAATGATTCAACATGTGGCGCCTTTAATGAAGCATTAAATGATTCAACATGTGTTTTAAAAAGGAATAATTTTCGGAATACGGTTACGTATTCCGAAAATACACCCGCCTACATTCATTAACTTGTTCATCTGTTACTTTCTGGTTAACTACTTTGTCAAAATTGTTATGTTTTAACATATTCAGAATAAAAAATAAAGAATAAACACCACATTCAGAGTCTCTATATTGCCACCTATTGCGGTTGTAATCAACACGAACGGGCAAGTTACGCCCGCCATGCTGTGATTGACTTGCAGACCGTCTCAAGTCTTGTTCTAAATGATCCCATGTGTACCGAGCGTTATCGTGTTTAGAAGCACACCATTTTGCGACTTTGTGCATAAATTTGCGAATGGTGCGGCATGGAGAAATGCCATATGAATCAAAATAATACACTTCAGACGTCTTTAAATTAGCAAAGAATGCCACCCAATGAGATCCTGGTTTCCAATGTTCATCCAAATTAATAACCATCCCTATTCGTTCAATTCCATTTTCTATTAATTCATCAAAATCTAATGTTGAAATCTTCAAAAATGGTAAATCATAAAAATCTAATGGATTTGCACCGAGAAACTGAAAGTCTGGATATTTTGCATGATATTGAGATGCCACTTTTTCAATATCAATTGTTGATAACCAATCAAAACGACCTTGTGGTCCTTTTGGTCTAAATGTGTTGTTCACCAATTCATCATCTTTTAACACTTTAACAAAATCTTGTTTTAACCAACATAACTGATCATCACACAAATGTTTTAGGTTTTCATGTAGTTGACGCACTAATTCACCTTTGCGCGTTGCTTCATCAAATACAATAAGTTTTTTTCCAACAATTCGGCCCATATGAATAAAGTTATTGTATGAATGAGCCATTTTCACTAAATCTTCCATAGTGTAACAGCTACCTTCTTCATACTTTTTGTGTGGTGCACATTTTTCAGCTTCTCCTGTGGTATTAGTAATTTCTTTAGTCCGATAACTCATCGTTATATAAATTAACCAATGTTTTTTTTGTTTTCTATTATTCCTTTTTTATGTCACTTTCTTTTTTCGTGGCTTTTTACCTTCAGACTTTGCTTGTTTTTGTTCTTCGTTTACTACATTTGGACCTGATGAAGCCTCTAGTTCTTCTTTAATTAGGTCAATTGGTTCGATTGGGTCATGTGGTTCATGTATTTCGTTTGTCTCGTTAGTGATCATCTCATTAACTGGTTGAATAATATCTTTTAATGATTCAGGTGATTGTGGTTCAACATTTTTCTTTTTCCGTCCGGCAGTTTTGCGTTCTTTCTTTTCATTTGGTTTCTGGGCAACAGTATTCTCAATAAATACATTTTCCGCATCTGGGTCAATGTTCCCGATGGGTTCATTTGTTGAATTAATGATGATCTGAATTTTTGTTCCATCTTCCAACATAATCATTTTTTTACGGCGATTATAAACACCAACAATTTTGATATCATCATTTGCCTCAACAAATACCTCCCCATCGTTAATGTCTTTATAGTAGTATGTAATGCCGTCATGTGTGTATTCATTCACCACCACATCATCCGGGTTTACATCCACATTGCATTCATGTTTGCCTTTTGATGACACGGCAATTTTTCCTTCTTCAATCGTGTCACGGCTACAGCTGTTGTCTTCACTATCTTCATTCATTTCTCCACGTAAGTAACGGGATTCAATCCGTGAATAATTCAAGTGATAATCCGCAGCTACCCGGTGAAGTAGTTTCTTTTTTTCATTCATTAAAATGGCATCTAATTCACGTTGATGAAAATCCATAAATACTCGGGAAAAATTGCCTAATGCCGTTTTGAGGCCACGACTAATTCGGTCATTATAACGATTTACAGCGCGGGCATGTTTTTCGGCGGTTTCACTGCTCATTAAGTTCAGTTGTGTATATAGTTATATTCTTATTGTATGTATGATTTAAAAAAGTCAATATTTTTTGGTTTCCATTTTCAGTATCATACGTTTAGCCTTCTTCACCAAATTCATTCTGTTAGTCCTTCACAAAGTTCATACAAGAACGATTTTATGAACTTTGTTCGTTCTGTCAGCTCTTCACAAAGTTCATACAAGAACGATTTTATGAACTTTGTTCGTTCTGTTAGTCCTTCACAAAGTTCATAAAATTGAAATAATTATAGAATAAGTATAATTCATAATAAATTTCTATACATTTCAATGCCTAAAATCAAAGTCATTTTAACTTTTGAACAATATGAACCAGTTATTAAGGACATTATAAAAAAGAAAATCAAAAAAGGGATTGATAATCGGCAACAATTATTCGATGGAATTGTTGAAGAATTAACGAAAACATATAAAAACAGTTTGTTTAATTCTGATTTGATTTTGAAAATTATGGATGCTAATGTGAAATCCAAGATTACTGAAAGTTATTACTTTGAAGAAGGATCGGTAGATTTAAATGCAATCATTAATCCAACTAAGGCTACTTTGGTTATACCGACAGAGTATAAACAAATTGAACGCACATTTGAGTATTTGAAGAATTGCCCACAACCTGCACAAAAAAGCCGCGAATGGTATGTTGAACGTCAAAACATGTTAACTGCGTCAGATGTTGGTACAGCTGTCCATGCAAATCACAACTCATCTGAAGAAGAATTAATCGTGAAAAAATCACAACTTGAACCACCTTTTGAAACTAACATGTATACATTTCATGGCATCAAATACGAATTTGTCAGTACTCAAATTTATGAACAAATTATGAACTGTCGTGTTGAAGAATTTGGGTTAATCAAACACAAAACAGTCAAGTTTTTAGGCGCATCACCTGATGGTATTGTTTGCGCATCACGTCATGATGGGACGTTTAGTCCATTATTTGGTCGTATGTTAGAAATTAAAAATCCACCAAAACGGGAGATTAAGACAAAAGGTGAATTGATTGGGGAAATTTGTCCAGAATATTATTGGGTTCAAGTACAAATCCAATTAGAAACATGTGAATTGGAAGAATGTGACTTTTGGCAAACTAAGATTGTTGAATATGAATCACGCGGCGATTGCTATCGTGATTCAGCCCATCAAGGGGCATTGTTTCACGAACAAGAAGAAAGAACGGAATATGATCCGCGGAAAACATCCATGCGAGGATGTATTGTTGAATTTGTCCCAATTGCAAAACAGGATGTTGACCCATTATATGAAGGAAAATACTTATACCCACCACTACATACCCATATTACAGTTGAAGCACAAGAACAATGGTGTTTAGATGCATTACAGAATTGGAAACAATTTGCAGAAGCGAATGATTTGACATGGGCACGTGATTATACATTTAGACGGTTATGTTATTGGAAACTAGAGAAAGGTCATCGTATTTTAATTAAACGAGATCGGAAATGGTTTGCGGACACACTCCCAACTATTGCCAAATTTTGGGATCGTGTGATGGAATGCCGCAAACCTGAAAATGCCCATTTATTAGAAGAAATCACTGAAATGGCTGAAGAAATTGCCCGAAAACGTCAAGAAAAATATACAAAATACAGCAAGTTTGCACCAAAAGGAGCAGCAAAGAAGCAATTTAAACATGTGGCAGAAGATCCATTTTTGGATGATCCATCAGAGAACGTTGTATTAGATAATGGAGGATTCATCAGTTCAGAAAGTTCTTCAGATTAGATGATTACACTAAACATCAAAAGAATATGGGTTTTTATCATTCATATTTGAATGATTAAAATGATTAACTGGCTTTGGGGCTGATGGAATAATTTCAACATCTTTAGTGATATCATTTAACGAGTCATTAATTGAGTTGCATTTATGTATCATTTTTAACAAATATTTGTTCATCATAATATGTAAATGATTAACTGCCAAATGTAGTTTGTCTTTAATGTCATCATTAACGACTTGTTTAAATTCGACAGATCTTAAATGATTGAGTGCATCGTTTATTTTCTCTTCAGCCAATTGGACATGATGCATACAATTACTTAACATTGGTTCATTAAATACATACCAATAAATTTTAAAGAAATGGTCAATACTTTTAACTGCTTTTTCATAAGCAAAATAATGATAATGCGAATATTCACGTATTGAATAAAAAAAATCAACAATTTCATCATACTGATTAAAATATTTTGGCGTTGGTGTAATGCTTTGTATTTTTAATTTCATGTCTCGTATGTAGTCAACTTCTGTTTTTTGATGTTTTAAAAACAGATAATAAATGATAACAACACCAACAACTGCGCCGACAATATAACTTAAATTCATTGTAAACCATGAAAATGCATAAATGATTGCGATGAAAATTGTTACAAATGTAAAAATCTTTTCAGAACTCAAATTTTGCAAATCAATAAAGGACACATCTAGATTTTGTAACTTATCCGCAATTTGTGGAATAAATGGTATTTGTTCAAAATCAACATACATATAATAAACTACAGAAAAAAAGAACCATCATTTAAACTGTTTTGATCATTTGCCTTAAAAATATTTGAAAAATCATTTGTTACAATCAATAATACTACTAAGTTTGATAAGATGGCAACAGTTAATGAGGAATACTTGGCGAAAAATGAAATTGATGTAATGGCATTTGAAAACATTATTAAAGAACGGCAACGGTTGAAATTAATTCGTATGATTGATATCTATTCATCACATGATGACTTTAAAAAAAT